TAATGTACTTCCTTCAGAACTTAAAAACGTTTTACCTTTTGGAAATATAATAAACACGTGGTCATATCCTTTTAATTCATCAAGTATATGAATATTAAAGTGGTCAGCATCTAAAGCATGCATCCAAGCGAATTCAGTTCTCATATTTGGATGAACTGAGGGAACTTTTCCAACAAACCCCATTTCAGTCAAAAATGCTATTTTCATATAGTTTCGTAATATGCGTTTTGTTTTTCTTGTCTTTCAATTTGTTTATGATGGTATAAACAAAATTGTTCATCTTGTGGGAGTACCGAAAGTGTGTTGTATCCAACTATTCTTTCATGCACTTTTCCCTGCCATTCTATTTCAGATGTTCTTCTATAAAGACGGGTTTGATAATCAGGAAAGTTTACCCAGCCTTTTTCATTAACATTCCATTTCCATTTTTGAATATGTTCTTTGGTTAAACCATTTACCGTATTAATTCTAGGAATAAAGAAAAGGTCTACATCTTTATTAAACTCAATCAACTCCGATAGATTTTCTACCATATATTCGGTTGGCATCTCATCCGCATCAATTTGAAATATAAAAATACCATTTGCATGATTTTTTAAATTGTTTTTAAAAGATGCAAAATCTCCATTTAGGGGGAATGATATTACCCTAATATTTTTATGTATCTGAGAAATTATCCGAAGATAGTCTTTAATCTGATTTGTGGCGGATTGTTCATCATATTGAATAAGGATTTCATCTTCACCTTTTATTTTTGGTTGAAGAAAATCAATTAAATTTGTAATTTCATTTATCTCATTACAAACAGTAATGGCATATGTAACATTTATCATAGATACAAATATAAGATTTTTTTATTAGATTACCAAATTTACATTGGTAATATATTTGTATATATAAATATAAAGTAAAAAGAAAAAACGATAAAAATTAGCGAATTCTAAATGTCACCCCAGTCATAGTTAGGTTTGTGGCTGAAAGGGTTTTTTCGCTATTAAATTTATTGTATAGAAACTTAGCTGTACCTCCCTTTAGACTTCTATTATTAGTCCAATCATTATTTGTACCGGTATCGTATATAGCAGTTCCAGCATTAGCAAGTAGGGGTGCTCTAACTTGAGCAGGAGTCATTTTAGGATTTGCTTGTAACATCAATGCACAAACTCCAGCAACTTGTGGTGATGCCATTGAAGTTCCACTAATATTCATCTGTCTAAAAGAAGCGTTTAAATAATAAGGTTCATCGGTGAACGCATTTGTAGCAGAACATGCTCCCATAATATTAGTACCAGGTGCATAAATTGCAACACCAGGTCCGGTTTCAGAAGCTGTTGCTTTTTGGTCTTTAGAAGCATCATATACAGTACTATCTGCATTACCTACCATTATTGCATCATCATCATATGGAGATGAACCTCTATGGTAATAATTTGTAGAACCATTAGCAAAGCTATTATTATAATCAGTTCCACCAACCACATCTATTTTATGCGAACCGTTACCCGCTGCAATGCAAACAATTATACCAGCATCAATCATTTCTTGAATATCAGTATCAACAGAAGATATTCTTACTGGAGCTCTTCTACTAAATGATGTAGCCCCTATTAATCCATATGAATTAGCTAAAGTCGAATCGGATGGACTACTAATAGTACTACCTCTATACGTTACGGATGTAACAGTTCCAATAGAAGTACTATATCCCCAACTCATATTAACTACTGTTGGTCTTTTTACACCGGTTTTAGGTTCTACAACTTTATTATTATGCCATCCTTTAATACAATCAAACGCAGAAGAAATAGATATTCCAGTACCTTCATCACCACTTCCCTCTAATCCATCTAATTTTTGGGCGAATATTAATGCTTTTTTCGCCCATCCATAAGTTAATCCAGCCGCGGTACTAGCTACATGAGTACCATGCCCATCATAATCTCTATAATGATTTACGTTTTGAGTACCAGCAACACCACTTGTACTAAACCAATTTATTTGTTGAACTCTACTATTTCCATTCTCATCATTAAACTCAGGATGGTCTACTTGCAACCCACTATCTTGAATTACAACATCAACACCATCACCTGTTAATGTGTAATTATAATTTAAAGTTGTAGAATTACTTGATCCGTAATTATTTGTAGTTGAATTACAACGTATAAGTCCCCAATTTAAATAATTACCACTATCTGATGTAGTTTTAGTAAAATCACCCGTTTGTACTGCTTTTTTTTCAATTACGATATCAGTTCTATGTTCCGGTGGTATTTCAATATCATATACCCTATCATCTAATTTCAATTGCTCTACTTCCTCATTGGTTAATAAATACCAACATTGACGAAGTGATGTGGGTCTTTCGTTTGTATATTGTACTGCTCTATTTGGAATATAAAGTTTACCACCATCAGTATCACTTTCTATATCATTCCAAAACCCATCGTAATCTACATCTTTTTTTAAGATAACATTATATTCTCTCATACGTTATTAATGTAATTGTATCCAAACTCCATTTGCATAACCCATAAACTTATGTGTTGTTGAGTTATAATACATATCACCATTTGTAGGTGATAAGCTTGATGTTTGAGTATCAGTAAAAGTTGTTAATCTTAATGACGAAGTTGTTATAATTACAGCAGTCCCTGCAGTCAAATTTAAATTTGTTGCGGATGCTATTTCAGGTGTACCGGTTGCATAAATATTAAATGATGATGCACTAATTGCTCCACTTATAAACATAGAACCAGTAAAGTTAAATATACCAGAAGCAGTATTAAATGTTAATTGATTTGATACATGCAAACTTGAAGATACACCATTACTTTGAAAGAAAACTAATCCATTTTGCTGACTTCCAGTAACGGCTAATAAAGTATTATTTACACTTACACCAGAAGTTCCAGAAGTTCCGCCTGAGCCAGACGTGCCTGTAGCACCGCCTGAGCCTGATGTGCCGGATGAACCAGAAGAACCAAATGCAGTACCATCTAAACCATTTTTACCAGATGTACCACTTGTGCCATCGGATCCAGGAATACCCTGTCCACCAGCTGTACCGGAAGTACCGGATGTACCTGCAGATGCACCAGCTGCTGTTAAACCTGAACTACCAGACGTACCAGATGATCCAGATGAACCATCTACTCCATTTGTTCCATTTTGTCCAGATGTACCATCTTTACCAGATGTGCCACTAACTCCTGATGTTCCGCTTGTTCCTATGAAACCAGATATACCCGAAGTACCGTTTGTACCAGATGTGCCACCTGAGCCAGATGTTCCCGCGCCATCTTTACCAGAAGTTCCCGATGTACCAGATGAGCCTACAAATGTGCCATCTTTGCCAGAAGTTCCAGATGTACCATCTTTACCACTTGTACCAGGACTTCCAGCACCACCACCAGTTCCTGCGGTGATTGTTATATGTCCACTACCAGGTGTGTTTGTTACAACTGCACCACCTGTAAATGTTATTTGATTTACTCCACTTACTGAAGTAGGACCTACATCATCATTTATTACTAAAGCTATTGATGTGCCAGAACTTCCACTTGAACCAGATGTACCGCCTGTGCCAGCTATGCCACTAACACCAGAAGTGCCAGATGTACCGTCTGTACCGGGTGCACCCACACCATTTAAGCCAGATGAACCAGAAGAACCATTTGTACCAGATGTGCCGCTTGTACCAGATGAACCAGAACTTCCCGAAGAACCTACACCCGTACCATCCTTTCCACTCGTGCCACTAGTACCAGAAGTACCAGATAATCCAGTTGAGCCAGAAATTCCAGATGTACCAGATGTACCTGAGGTGCCACCTGTTCCCGCACTTCCTCCACCACTTGCTATTGAGTTTACTGTAATATCACCACTACCGTCATCGGTTAGGGTTATATTACTACCAAAAGTTATTTTATCTACACTATTAACGGTCAATGAAGCACTCACTGCTTGAAGTGTTGATGCTGCATTTATATCTATTGTCACTTTACCACTACCATTGTTCGTTACACCGGCACCATTAAATAAAATTGTGTTCACACCGCTTACATTTGTACTACCAGAAACTACCAAATTTGCCGCAGTTCCATTTGTACCATTTACACCGGATGTGCCAGGTGTGCCACTAATTCCAGAAGTACCAGATATACCTGATGTGCCTGAGGAGCCATCACTTCCTGATGTGCCAGAACTTCCGCTGATACCTGAAGTGCCACTACTGCCATTTATGCCGCTTGAACCACCACTTCCAGAAGTTCCTGATGTACCGAAATTTGTACCATCTTTACCAGATGAGCCGGAACTTCCACTAGTACCGATTGAGCCGCTACTTCCTGATGTGCCATGCGATCCCGTTGTGCCACTTGTACCGGATGTGCCATCTGAACCTGATGTGCCGGAACTTCCAAAAAGAGTTCCATCTTTACCAGAAGTACCAGATGTGCCGAAATTAGTACCATCTTGACCAGAAGTTCCAGATGTACCATCTTTACCAGATGAACCAGAGCTACCACTTACACCTTGTGTACCATCTTTACCAGATGAACCAGAGCTACCACTTACACCTTGTGTACCATCTTTACCAGATGTTCCCGATGAGCCTACAAATGTGCCATCTTTGCCAGAAGTTCCAGATGTACCATCTTTACCACTTGTACCAGAGCTACCACTTACACCTTGTGTACCATCTTTACCAGATGAACCAGAGCTACCACTTACACCTTGTGTACCATCTTTACCAGATGTTCCAGAAGTGCCAGATGTACCAACTTGTATTTGGGATTGAAGAAAATCAAAGTTATCATCTAACTCCTGTGCAGTTAGTGGAGAACCTTTGGATATACGTTTAACTAATGCCATTTTATATTATGTTGCGAATTTTTTAGTTTAATACACAAATAAATATTAATAAATGGAATAATAAATACTTTTAAGAATTTGGAGTTTTTCCTTTTTTCGTAGGAGGTTTTGGAATTCTCATTAATTTTAAAACTTGCTCTGAATCAAAAATTACCTCATTGATTATTTTGATACCTTTTAACATATATGTTCTATATGTACCAGGTTGTTGTGAATATATGGTATTACTTTTAATGTTTTGAAAATATTTTGTACCAACTCGTGTATCCGGTACAATAATTTCATCAATTGATGATTCATCTATTTTTTGGATAATTTGTTCATTATTTAAATTTTTCTTTACATTCAATCTAAGCCAGTTAAAAAATTTGATAGGTTGAACTTCACTTATTTTTAAACAATGCAATACCTTATCGGGTGTAATTCCAATCAAAAAAACATACGAACTTTTTGAACCATTTAAAGTTTTTAATTCACCATCAACATATTGATAAGATACAATTCTATAAACTTTTCTTGGTATTAGACGATTTTTTTGAGCTGTGGATTCTAATTTAACAATTTGCTTATATGAATTTGAAAATCCCATTTTAAATTTTATTTAATTTAGGTATCTGCATTTTTGCAGAATTAATTTGTGGTAAATTAAATGGAACAACTTGTGGAGCTTTCTTTACATAAGTATCCATTATTTCAACAAACCTATTATGCATTTTTTCAAGAGTAAATTTATTTAAAGTATTTTGTTTTAAACCTTCAGATTTTTCTAAATAGGAATTATATTTGTTATAAACATCATAAATTTTATTAGCAGCATTTGAATAGTTTACAGTAAACCATTGTGCTTCTTTTATAAGAAATTGGTCAGCTGCGGATTCATCTATTTGAGTCAATGAACCTTCCAAAAGTACTGCGTGTTCTGTTGGTAAAAAGTCCATTTGTCCACTCCAACCACTTGCTATAATTGGTTTACCAGTTAAAGTAAATTCCGCCAAAGGTCTACCATATCCCTCACCTTTAGTAAAAGATAACATTGCTTTTACTTTTGGATTATGATACAAGTTACTCATATCCGTTTCTTCTAAATCTCCATGTATTAAGTATATTGAAGGGCATTTATCACCAAATGTTTTTAATACATCATCTATTTTCTGACGAGTTGTTTCTCTATCAATTACACTAAATCCGGCGTGCGATGTTTTAACAATTAATGCTGGTCTTTTATCTTTAGGTAGATATTGAAATACGGTGGCAAATGTTTTGATTGCCATACCAATATCTTTTCTATCTTGTCCTAATGAACCTTTTAACCAATGTCCAACAACTAAGAAACAAAAATCTTCTTTTACGTTTTCTAATATATCGGCTTTATCTCCTACTCTCTGAAATCCTTTAGCAAATATCTCAGTATCAACTCCTTCAAAAAGAACTTCAATCGGAATAGTTGTTCTTATTTCACCAAGTATTTGTCCAGTTTGCTGATTTTTTTCTTGATAAACCGTACCTCCTAAATTTTGTTTTGTAAAGTTAGATGGAACAATAATTAAATCCATTTTATTAGAACCATCAATAAATTCTTTTGGTGAGATTGTTGTTTCAACACCAGCAGTTACTCCAATATTATAATGCCCTTTTGGTTCAAATTCATTTGCTACTGAAACTTGGATAAATACGTCTGGTTTTTCATTTATACTACCAATAACTCTTTCTAACATCCAGCGGCCAAATTCTTCCTGGTCACTTACCTGATTTTGTGGAGTATTGCCCCAACGAAGTGGAATAATTTTAATATCAAATTTATCCATTTTACGAAGTGATTTCATCAAATCTCTACAATGGTCACCATAACCACTTCTTGTAAAAATAGGTCCTTGAAATACTAATGTTGGTTTACTCATAACTTATTTAATTTTGAATACTTCAAATCTTTTTCTTGGTTTCCAATTTTGGAATGTAGATTCTATACCATCTAATAAAGTTTGACACATATTTGTATGGGTCAAACCCGCTTCGTTTATAAAAAATTCTCTACCAATTAATGCGTTTGCTTTTCTTTCCTCTTTTGGTGTATTATAAACTTTAAGAATTGCTTCCGAAACATCTTCAATATCAACTCTATCATCCCAAATATAAGGTGTAGGTACTGAGCCAGCTAAAGCCTGTGCTCTACTCCAAACAGGTATTACCCAAGAACCATGTTCTACTTTATCTTCCCATTTTCTCCACTCATGTAAAGAACCAATCTTAATGTAATCATCTGCAACTAATGGATTACCATTAACCTTAAATCCACACTGGTCTTGCAATCCACCAGTTACATTTACAATAATTGGAGTTCCTGCCATTACCGATTCCGCAGTTGCTAATCCGAATCCTTCGTTGTTTGCTATATTAATAGTACAATCCGAAATATTGTAAAGAAAATTTAATTCTTGCTGTAATCTTCTTTTTTCAGAAAATTTAATATTGACATCTGATGCAATAGCTTCAATTACAGCATACAAATCGGTTCCATTTTCATCAATTGGTTGTGTATGCATTAAAAGTAAACATCTATCCGCCTTTTCTTTTCCAATTTTTTCACAAAACTTTTTATAAGCAACAATAACATCGGCTGGTTGCTTTCTTCTTATGTTTCTATTACTCCAATATAGAACGAAATCATAATCTTTACCACCGAAAATTTCATTTTTAAATTCAACAGGCACATCAGTTGGTTTATATATATCAGTATTAATACCATGTGGTACATAGCTAACTTGCCAGGGTTGTTTTGGTATCCACGTTGGTTTATCAGTTCTTGCACCTATTCTTTTAATAATACCATATGTTTGGCGAGAAATACATCCAATCCAATCACAACTTTCATAATAATTACGATTATACATTGGGTCTGGTAAATCATCCCAAATAGCATAAAATAGAAGTGGAATATTTTGTCTGATTTCATGTTCAATATCATATAACCACGTCCAATAACGAGGGTCAGTAAAGTGTAGAATAGCATCCGGCTTTTCTGCATTTAATAATTGTCTAATTAAATCTGCATTACCATATCCATTCCAAGGAAGTATTTTTACTTTGGCATCTGCAATTCCATAAGTTTTTTGAATATCTTCACTTACATCTAAAACTTTTCCAGATTCAGGATGATTAATTGCTGCTCCTACTTGAAACCAATCGTATTTATGAACCGTCCCTAAAACCAATTCTTTAGACATTGTGGCGATACCACTCGCCATTCTTAAATCATCTGAAAGTAACAATATTTTTTTCTTTGCCATAACTTATTTTAAAATTGTGAACCTGAAATTTGCAATTCTAAGTACTCATTCATCTCTTTACGAAATTCTTCATCTTTAACATATCTTTCAACAGTACGATTTACTAACTTTTGAAGAGTGACATCGGAATCAAAGGATACTTTTTTAAATGATGAGTAAACATCTTTCAAGATTTTCACAGTTGTAAGCTTTGTGTTTTCTTGGTTCATTGTATTTTATTTAAATATATTTGTATATATAAGTATATACAATTTAAAAAAAACAAAAATTATGGTTTACCATCACAATGCTTACCTAAAAATTCACAATACTTACAATTCTTTTTATTATTGCCAGGAATTTTCGGATATGAAATGTCTTTATATGCACCACCATCTTCAAACACAGTATTTACAAAGTTCATAAACTTATCGTATGCTTTTGTAACAGATGGTAACCCATTTGAAGGGACGTGTTTTGACATATATGGTATTGGAAATGCAGAATCTTCTGGCAATTTCCTTCTCATAATCTGATATTCAACTTTAATTTTATTAATCGGAATATTGAAAAGTTCGGAATAATATTTTTTATAAAGAAGTATTTGAGAATTTTTCATCTCATCTGCTTTCTGATATTGATTCCACCCCATTGTTGACGTTTTAAGGTCAACAATAATGATTGAGTTCTCAGCTAAATCTCTCAACACAATATCTATGAATCCAATAAAGTGTACACCTTCTTTTATCGGTGCGTTTAATGGAATTTCAATACCAACTAATTCATATCCTGATTTTGAATAAAACTTACTAGAATACTTTTTGAACCAACCGATGATTCTTCTACCATCACCATAGAATTCTTCTAATTCAACCTGCCCACAAGGAATTCCTTCGGTTAATAATTCTTTTTCTTTAGTATAATGTTCTCTCATTTTATCAAGCAGTAACTTATCTAAGTTAATCTCATCTGCTTGTTTTTTTGAAACACCATACATAACCGATAGGTAATGTTGTAAGGTTTCGTGCATTGCCGAACCGAAGATTGTGTGAATATTGCCTGAACTTTCACCTAACTTATCTATATACGATAACTTATATTGTTGAGGGCAGTTGCTCCACATTGAGTACTGCGAAAATGATACTTTTGCCATAATGTAAAGATACGAAAAAATGGTGAAATAACCAAATTAAACTTTGAGTTTTAATTTAGTAATTAATTTAGGGTCTGTCCCATATGCTACGGCAATTCTTTTAATTTCCTCTCTGCCGGTGGAAGTTTCATAGAGTATATCTAAATACTCCGATGCTTCTTTTTGAGATACTAAAAACCATTTAGCTACCAATTCAAGAATCCACTCATCGTAATCTCTTACTGATTTTGCTTTAAGATAACGAAGATATGTTTTGCCTTTAGGTATAATACCAATAAGTGCTTTGTAAACGGCTTTTGGTGGTGCCTCTTGAATGTATGGTTGTATTTCTGCTATCATCTCAATCCAATCAGGATTCATAGACGTATAACGAATAATTAACCAATTACTCCAAGTTTTTTTATCAGCATCATCTAATTTATCCCAATATTTTGGATCCTGGTCTTTGGTAATGGCATTGATATGGTCAAATAATCCTTTAGCCATTTGTATCCTTTTCTAAATCCAATGAACTATTTTTTTCTGCCTGTAATTTATCTTTTTGTTCTAATGCTCTCAACTGAATGGGTTTAAGTGATTCTTGCTCTGCACCGCAATCACCGCAAACATATATTTCAAAAGGTATCATCATATCCTGGTCACCGCCATATGCTAACTTAGATAACTTTCTCCACTTCATAGCTGGTAAAAATACTTTGCCACCACATTTTTCGCATACAAAAGGTACGGATGCGGATATATCTACTTTTGGTTGTGGTTGTTGTGGAATTT